ATCCTATTATGTCAAATATAGACTCTACCCTTATCAATAATGTCATTGGTAAGGGTATTAAGCTCCAGGCAGAGGATAAAATTCAAACACTATTTGAAGAGTGGCAAAAGAACTGTGATCTTACAGGACGTAGAACTTTTTACGACATGCAGCGCATCATTCTCCAGACACGCATGGTAGATGGCGAAGTATTTATCTATAAAAAGGCTACAAAAGATGGATTGAGATTGCAGCTTATCGAAGCAGACCAGGTAGATACATATGCAGGAGATAGCGGATTAGAGTTAGATATTAATGGGAAAGTGACTATGTACCACTTTAAAACAGATAGCGGTTCTCAAAAAATAGACGCAAAACACATCATTAATTACCATAAAAGTAACCGTGTCTCTCAATATAGAGGAGTAAGCGAGTACAGTTGTTCTGTGATAGACATAAAGAACTTTCAAGGGTTCACAACTGCAAACATACAAGCCCTTAGAGCAAGAGCTAACATCGCTTATGTGGTAGAAGGCGATGAAGTTAATCCTGGTAATTATAATGCTACACAAGATACTCAAACAAACGAGAACATACAAGAGATCAATGATGCTTTTGTTTTCTATCTTAACCAGGGGGAGAAGATAAAAGCAATTGACAGCTCAACTACTCCCATAAACTATGCAGAGTTTGTTGAGTCTACAGTTCGCATGATTGCAACGGGGAGAAACATCTCTTATGAATTGGCATTTAGAGACTTTAGCCGTGTAAACTTTTCTTCTGCAAGAGCTTCAATCGTTCAGGACAATAAGCGTTTTGATTCAGAACAGGAACACTTGGAAACCTACGTACTCAACGATATCTTTACTGCATGGTATGAGATTGAAGTGCTAAAGGGTCGTGTAAGTGACAAGATACCTACCCCTAGCTGGGTTCCACCCGTACGCGAATGGGTTAGACCGCTAGAAGACTTAAAGGTCATACTTGAAATGGTAGATAAAAATCTTATGACGTATACAGATGCTGCCAAAGCAAGGGGGAAAGACTTTGAAGAGATTTTAAAACAAAGAGAAAAAGAGGAAGATATGATTAAAAAGTATAAATTAAACAAGGAGGGTACAAATGCCACAGCTTCAAAAGCGTAATGCGCTTACAGGAATACTTCACGCGCGTGCAGAGTCTATACCGCCAGTAGTAAATACTGAGAATGAAAGGAGACTGACATTTACCATTATCTCCCAGAAAAATGATGGTATGCGTTATGACTGGTATAGCGGAGATTCATACATTGAGCGTCTGGATGTAGCAGGGGCAAAGACGGATAGACTCAATACATTCTTTAAAGATCACAATAGGGGAGTTGATGACGCAATAGGCAAAGTGGAGAGCGTCAGAATGGACGGGGGCTCCCTAAAAGCCGATGTGGTCTTTGGCAGTGATGCAGATTCTATACTAAATAAGTATAGAGAAGGGGTATTGACTGATGTATCTATCGGGTACGCGATCAATACATACGAAGTAGAGGAACGCGAAGCAGAAGTAGATATCGTCACGGTAACCGAGTTTGATATTTATGAACTCAGTGCTGTAGGTATAGGCTTTGACAGTGGCGCGAAACATGAGCGTAAGATGGAAGCCATCTCACCGGAACAACTACGCGAGATAGGAAATCGTCTCGAGAACGTAGCTTCAAAATTAAAATAGGAGAAACACATGACTTATGAGCAGTTACTGGCTAGACTAAAAGAGCTTGAAACATTAGCAGAAAGAAGTGTAGATCAAGATAAAGAACTTGATAAAACACGCAAAGAGATCACAAAACTTGAAAAAGAGCGTGACGGAGAAGCTGGAAAAACAGCTACGAGACTTGCAGAGATGGAAAGAAAAGAAGCTATCCGTGAAGCTGGCGAACAGTTTAATGCAGATGCAGATACTATCCGTACTTTTGTGGGGGATACTTCAAAATCACTACAGAACTTCAAAGATGCTTTACTTGAAAAGCGTATGAATGAAACCCCTAATGTGCCAGTTAACGTGATGGGCGAAGATGGCCGTGTAGATATGCTTAGAGCTATCGAAGATTCACTTGTACTAAGACTTGGAGGGAAAATCAATGAACCGCATGCTGATATGGAGAAATATCGTTCTGCAACTTTGGTGGACATCGCAAGAGCAGTAACAGGCGCGACAGGATTTAACAAAGAGACTATTGCGGAACGTGCGATGGTAACGGCTGATTTTCCTAATCTTCTTTTAGGTGCAGGTAATCGTGTACTTATGGCTGAATTTGAGACGGCAGGAGCAACGTATAGACAGTTTGTTACTGAAGTAGATGTTCCTGATTTCAGACAAAACTCAGACCTTACAAAAGGCGGCGGTGGAAAACTTGACAAGGTCCTAGAAAATGGAGAGCTTAAAGAGAGACAAATCGGTGAAGGTGCAGAAAACTGGTCACTTGAAAGTTATGGTAATAAATTTGTACTTACTAGAAAGATGATCATCAACGATGACCTTGGTGCTTTCACAGACATGCTTGCTATGTTTGGAGAAATGGCTGCATTGACTGCAAATGGTCTTGTATATGACATGGTGATGAAAAGAAATGATTTTTCAGCATATACGATGAGTGATAGTGTTGCTATCTTCCATGCAGACCATAGCAACCTTGCTAGTGCAGCATTAGATGCAACTACTTTGGCAGCAGGTAGAGCAGCTATGAGAAAGCACAAAGGTATTGATGGTAAAACCCCTCTCAATATTACTCCTGTTTATCTTATTGTTGGTCCTGACCGGGAGCAAATAGCGTATGAACTTGTGAATTCTATTGCAAAAGTAGAAGCTTCAAAATCAAGTGGCGTAGCGAACTTCCATAAAGGGGCGCTTGAAGTGATTGTTGATTCTGAGATCACAGGAGCACAATGGTTCTTGTCTGCACAAAGAAGAGCAGTTAAAGTTGGTTATTTGTCAGGGACTGGCAGAAGACCGACTCTCAAAATGAACGATTCTACATTGACTAAGACAGTCTTTGAAGGTATCTTCGACATTGGTGTGGTAGCGTCAGACTATCGCGGACTATACGCTGGCAATGGCGTGGCATAACAAGGAGTAGATTATGGGTAAAGAAGCAACAAAAATTCAAGAGGGTGGTGTAATTGATTACACTGCCGGTGGGACTATCGCAAATGGCGATGTAGTTCCTTTGGCAGACAGAGTTGGTGTTGCATTGGATGATGCAGTATCTGGAGAAACAATAAGTTTAGCACTTGACGGGGTATTTGAAGTCACAGGAACTACGGCAGACACATTTACTATAGGGACATTGGCATATTTCGATGCAGCAACAAGAATGGTAACTACAGATGCAGCTACTGGGTCAAACATCTCATGCGGTATCGCGGTAACTGCTAAGGCCGGGACAGCAGCCGGGGTTGTAAACGTTAAGATCGGGTAAGTTATGAAAATACAATTTCTAAAAGCGGATGAGTTTCGCGGGAAAAAGTACGATGTTGGCAGAAAGGCAATACTCCCAGAGGGTGTTGCTTATAAGCTTATCGCAAAGAGTTGGGCTAAAAAAATTTCAGATTCTGAATTTGAAGCATTTGACATGAATGAAGTTCTGGAGATAGATGACCTTGATACATTAAAAGTTGATAAGCTCAAAGAGGTGTGTAAACATTTAGCGCTTAGTACTTCTGGAAATAAAGCTGATCTTATAGCCGCTATTGAAAAAGTACTGGGACGTAAATCTCCTGGCCTTGATAATATGGATGAAGATACTCTTCTTGCTCTTGCAGAAGAAAAGGAAATTGAACTCCCTGAAGATCTTGATGAAGGTCAGACACGAGACTTTTTAACCGAAGCACTTACACAAGGAGATAAGTAATGCCAAAGGAAAAAACAATGATGATCAAACCACTTGTAGACATCATCTATGGTGGGAAAAATCATAAAAAAGATACTGAGTCTTTTTCAGTTCCTGCAACTCTTGGAAAAAAGCTTATTGATAGTAAGAAAGCATCAGAGAGTAAATAGGCATGACTTTAAAAGACGTGATGAAACAAGACCTAGCCGTTTTCACTAACCCAGATGAGTTTGGTGTTGCAGCTGTGTTTTCTGGTTCCGGTGCAACTATCAATATTCTTTTAGACAAAGAGTTTGAAACAGAAACTGGAATTCTTGTAGATGTAGTTACGGTCAGTCTTTCTGATGTTCCCGAGATACAGGTCAATGACACATTTGCCACCGGCGGTAGGACTTACTATAATGCAACCAGCGAGCCTGTTTCAGTTGATGGTCTTATGGCCACTTTTAGGGTGAATATATGAGAACATTTAGTACAGAATCAGAAGTAGAGATCATCATAAAAGATCGTCTTTTAACAGGTAATAGTAACGCACGTGTCTCAGTTCATAGTGACAAACAGTCAGAAAACTCTGTACAGCGTACAGTTATTTTCAGAGCTACTGTAGCGCTTAGTAATTCTGAGGCAATAGTCAACAAGATGGCTGACATCGGTACGGCTACAGATCGTGCTGTTACTTACGGCGGTTCACAGGTTGAACCTACAAATGAGGGAGAGATGAGGCATCTCTTCTTTGAAGCAAAAATAAATCCATACGAGGAGTATTAATATGGGCGCAAAATTACAATTACAAGGTGGGTCTATCTATCTTGAAGAGTATGCAGTAGATGGCACACTTGGAGACAAGATCTACCCAGGTACTACAGATGTGGTATCTTTCAACACCGAGCTTGAAAAGGTAGAACACAACGACACAGAAGCAGAGGTTCAGACACTTGACGGAGAAGATGTTACAAAGCGTAATATGTCTATTTCCTTCCAGACTGCAGATATCAATGATACGTTTAACAGACTCGCATACCTATCATCAGAAGCAGCACTCACACAAACTGCTCAAACAGATATACCAGTTGTTATCGCTTCTGCTTTAGCTGGGAAAGTAGAGGACGTCGGGTACCTTGACATTACTACGATTGTCGTGAAAGATGCTTCCGATGCCACTACTTATGTTCTTGGTACTGACTATACTTTTGACAGAAAATGGGGGACATTTATCGTTCTTTCTACGGGGAGCATTGTAGATACTGATGAGATCCACTTAACAGTTACTGCAAATGCCATTACAGAGGGTAAAAGCTTAACATCGTTTGCAGTAGATAAACGTGAGTATAGACTGACTTACCAGGGTAGATCATCTAAAGGGCGTAATGAAAAGCACACCTTTGAGAAAGTATCTATCGCTATGGAAGGTGACAGAACACTCAAGAGTGGAGGGGATAGTGCATATACGCTTATCAGCTTTACGGGTGCTGTACTTAAGCACAATGGGCTTACTCATAGCATGGATACATTCTAAGAGTGTATATCAAACATCCTTTGGGGTGTTTGGCTATCTACTCAAAAGGGAAATAAATGAAAGAATATCCATCTACTTCTAAAGAATTTAAAGTAAATGAAAAAATATACACGATGAAGAAGTTTACTTTAGGCCTTCAGTCAAAAATAGAAGATGACAATATATCGGTGACACTCGTAGAGGCATTAAAGACTTGTACCAATATGAGTGAAGATGATATTTTGGGACTAGATGTAGACCAGCTAGATGCCATCTATTTGGACATTCGAGAGTTTACATATACTCCTACAGATCCAGAGGGGGAAGGTGAGCCAAAAAAGCCATAGAGCTCATTGCCTGGCTTATAGGTAAAGGACATATTGATGCTCAGAATTATCGCATTGATTTTGCAGAAGTAGTGATCAAGGAAATAATAAGAGAGTTTGGTGGTGAGCCAGATGAAGATAATGATGAAGATAATGAATCTAAAATGACGGAGCTTTTTGCATGACAGATAGAGAATTAATAATAAAAGTAAAAACTGACAGTGACAAGGCTACTAAAAAGCTGGGGAGACTCACCAAAGAAGTAGATAAACTTACAAAGAATGTTGGGAAAAATAC